GGGTAATGACCGTTTATTTTTTTTGCACTTGGCTGTAACAAGCTAAGTGCGACTGAAAACAGGGTAATAACGAATCTAAAAAAATTATAATAAAAAAATATCAAACGAAATGAAATGAGTTTGACGATGAGCTTTAGCTCTTCGAAATTAAAATGTTCTACGATTAGTACCTTTTTGTTGTTCCATTTGGCGTTTAATATTTTCATTCTTTCGATCAATAGCTTCATTGATCTCTTTGATATAGTAAACAGGATAATTTGCCATATCATCATAACGAAAAGTACCATCTGTGTAAAGTTGCAGATCAAAAAGCGTACTTCTTAATTGTTTGGCTTGATTTTCGTAAAATTCTACTAGTGAGTTTATTTCTTCAGCTGACTTTGCCCGTTGGAGTTGGTTGTGAAAAAAAAACTTGGATTAAATTCTACTTCTGTTTTAAACTCTTTTCCGCAGTTTTCTTCCCCACAGTTAAAAGTGTACTCCTTGGGTAATCCATTTAGATTCATTTTAAGTTGATGTTTTGAAATCATTTCAACTGTCTGTCTGTTACTATTGGCTAACCAATCAACAATATTTTGCCTTTCACTTACAATAGTTCCGTCAGGCATTGTAACTTTTACAATAGCATCTGCAATCAAAACGAAGTTGGCGGCGGCTATTTGAGCCAACTGTTCACCATACTTTTCTCTGAGATTTTCGTCTGCAAGTTCTTCTTGTTTTTTGATATCCAACATAATCCTAGCAGTTTCGCTGGTTTTAATTCTATTGGCGTTTACAGCAGACAGTGTATTTGGTCGCATTTCAATTAGCAGATCATCTACTTGTAATTCAATACTGTCAGTTACTGATTGTATATGACTCAACACAACTTGCAAATCAATATCAAACATTTGTCCTGCTTCGCAGTGAGGACATTTAGCATCTACTGGAAATTTCTTATCATAACTGCTGGCTCTACTTGCTAAAAGTATAACATCAACATCAGGCAAACTGATATCTGCTACATCATGTATATCTGGACAAATACTTTGTACAAGGTCAAACATTGCTTCGCCATTATACAATGCATCTGGTACTGTTAGTATAAGTTCATCTTTAACAGTCATAGGTTTTACACCAATTTCACCATCTGCTGTTAGTTGCGGAGGATTTTTCATCCATTTACCGCCTGTTGGTAGTTTTACAAAGATTTCTTTGTTTCTATAATAGCCCTGAAGTGGATTTTCCATAAATTTGTCCTATAAATACAATATATGTGTAAAGTTATTTATCATAGTTAAGTGAGTAGTTAATGGCAATTATCCAAATCCAAGCAGGCGGTAGACCAATGACTGTTGATGTTCCTGACTTTGCAATGGAGTCAACGCAACAGGATATTAGATCTATTATGAGCGATATGCAATCCGCTTTGACGGGTATGCGTACCATGACTCAGCAAGGTGATCAACAAATTGCTAGTGCAATAAGAGATGGTAATAGGCAAGCCGAAAAAGATACAGCTGGTCAAAAGATTCGTGATAGTAAACTAGCACAAGGTATCGGTAATGCAACTGCAATGGGCATGACTCAAGCACTAGCCAAGCCAGGTATGATGACCGGATTGATGAAAAGTTTGGGTCTTGGCAGTATGGCTACTGCATTTGGCATGGTTATGGGTGTGTCAAAAGAACTCAGCAGTACTTTCAGTTTTGCTGGAAGTGTTGGTGTAAGTTTTGCAGGAGATATTGTAAAGACCGGTGAAAGACTAGCAAATGTAGGTTTACAGTTAGATCAATTTGGAGATCTCATTGCACAAAACACATCAATGATGTATGAACTAGGCGGTAGTGTTGAAGATGGTAGCCAAAAGTTTATTGACATCATGGAAGGCATGGAACAATCAGCTAAACCATTTGGATATTTTGGACTTGCGGCTGACGAAATGGGACAGTTCTTATCAGAAGAGTTAGAAATTAGAAGAAAAATTATGGATTCAGAACAGTTGCGTCTGTATATCCAAAATGATCTCAATGACGCTATGATTAGAAATTTCGTTGAACAAGAAAAAATGGCTAAAATTACAGGTCAAAATGTAAGAGAACGTATCAGAGCACAAATGGAAGCAAAAGAAAATCCAATTATGCAAGCCGCAATGGCAACTATGTCAGCATCACAATTAGAGTCAGTGAATGCTGTTTTTGGTAATTTAGGATTTAAAGGACCTGTTGCAGACGAACTTAGAAAAGCAATGATACAGGAAATTGCCGCTCCTGGTATGGGTTTTGTAGGTAATAACGTTGCCTCTTTGATAGCACAAGATGATAGTGGTAACCTCAGAAGGTTGTTTGACTTAGGTGTGGCAGGAGTAAGGGACAATTTATCAACCCAAGAAATCAACAATAACATGGGTGATACACTTCAAGCATTTAGACGTAGTCAAGTAGGGCAAAGAGAAAGATTGTCACGACAAGCCATCGCTGGTAATACAGAAGCAGGGCAATTATTATCACTAATGCAGAATTTAAATGAAATTGAAGGCACTACACAAGAAAACCGTGACAAACTGAATACAGAAGAAATGAAAGAGAGACAAAAACAAGTTGATGTTATGAGGGCTCTCACATTTAGATTGAATGTACAAGAAGCTACACAAGCCAATCTTGCATTAAGAACAATTATGAAAATAGGTGGTGTGGATGCAACTGGAATGATGGAAGGTGTAACCAGCTTTGTTGACGGTATGACTAACACATTCGCAAACGAAAAAGTAAAAGCATTGTTTGAAGGATTTGGTACAATAATTGGTATGACAACCGTACAGCCTTTGTTTAACGCAATCCGAGGAGAAGGCAGTGGAATAGAGTTTGCATACTTGGCTGGTTTGCTAGGACAAGCAGGCGGATTGCCTGATCTGATTACTCAACCTTTGATGTTACCGCAACGAGGTTATGCCCTTGGCGCTGGTGCTAATCAATTCTTAATGTCTGCATATGGTGAATATACTGAAGAACGGCAGGTTGAAGGAGCACCTCCAGGAACTACAGAAAGAGTATTCAACTATGATAAATTCATACAAGATAAAGGTATGAGCCTTATGGATGGTACTCCAGACTTTTTTAATAAAATGACACAGGCATTTGCTAATGCATTCAGTCGCCAGCCTCAGACTGATTAAGGTTGACAAAAACAATAAATACATTATAATACTATAAAGAGATTCATATGAGTTGGAAAAAACACTTTACAGCATACGGGGCACAAGGCTCTGATTCGATGAAACCTAGCAGTGCTAGTAGATTTCAAAGCTGGCTTCCTGAAGTATACAGTGGTCAACCTAATCGTGTTGAAAGATACACACAGTATGACCAAATGGACATGGACAGTGAAATCAATGCGGCACTTGACATTATCAGCGAATTCAGTACACAAGTTGATGAACACAGTGGTGTTCCTTTCAAAGTAGAGTACAAAGATACTGCTACTGAAAGTGAAATCAAAATCCTTGAGCAAACACTACAACAATGGTGTGCATTGCAAGACTGGGACAAACGCATATTCCGTATGTTTAGAAACACTATCAAATACGGGGATCAGTTTTTTATTAGAGATCCAGAAACATGGGAACTGTATTATATCAATCCAGTTGATGTTACCAAAGCAGTTGTTAATGAAGCAAAAGGCAAAAAGCCTGAGCAATACATTGTTAAAAACATTGATTTGAATATGCAGGAAAAAACTGTTAGCAAGCCTGTACAACATGCACAAACATATGGTACAGTAAACAGTATGATGCGTGGACAAACTATTGACAAAAGTGCATATGGTATGCAACCAGGCAGTTACAGCGGTAACTTAGGACAAATTCAAGAATACACAGTAGATGCTACGCATGTTGTTCACTTGGGAATGACAGAAGGCATGGATACAAATTGGCCTTTTGGTAGCAGTATACTAGATCCAATATTTAAAACATACAAGCAAAAAGAACTGCTTGAAGATTCAATTATTATCTACAGAGTACAACGTGCGCCTGAAAGACGTGTGTTTTATGTAGACGTAGGCAACATGCCACCAAACAAAGCAATGGGTTTTGTAGAACGTGTAAAAAATGAAATACATCAAAAGCGTATTCCAAACAAAACAGGCGGTGGTACAACTATTATGGATGCGGCATATAATCCGTTATCAATTATGGAAGACTACTTTTTTGCCCAAACTGCTGAAGGTAGAGGATCAAAAGTTGAAGTATTACCAGGTGGAGAAAACCTAGGACAGATTGATGACCTACGTTACTTTACAAACAAAATGCTTAGAGCATTGCGTGTACCTAGCAGTTATTTGCCTACTGGACCAGACGATGGAACAGCCAGTTATGTAGATGGCAGAGTAGGCACAGCATTTATTCAAGAGTATAGATTCAATCAATATTGTATGAGATTGCAAGCGGCTATTGCACCAACAATGGACAAAGAGTTTAAACTGTTTATGAAAAACAAAGGCATTAATATTGATGCTGGATTGTTTGATTTAAAATTTGTTGAACCGCAGAGCTTTAGTCAATACAAAGAAATAGAAGTACATGCGGCTAGAGCAAACGTATTCGGCGGACTTGAAGGTGTTCCATACATGAGTAGACGTTTCTTAATGGAGAAATATTTAGGTCTTACTGAAGAAGAAATACTCAAAAACGAGCGTATGTGGGAAGAAGAGAATGTTAGTGGTACTACACCAGAAGCTGACAGCATGCCTGGTTTAGGTAATGTAGGCGTAAGAGGATTTGATGTACCTGATGGCAGTGATATAGATATACCTACTGACGCACCAGAAGATGCCACAGAGGAAGGTGCAAGCCCAATTAGTGGAGCAGAAGCGGCACCTACAGGAGATGAAAATGCGTAGTACAGACATTTTAAATGAATATTATGACGCTGAAAACGACAACTATAACAATAGAGAAATAGATGATGTTCGTAAGCAAAGACTTACTTTAAAGCATCTTAATCGTTTGAGAAAGCAGAGAGAAGTGCATAATATTGAACATGCTACTCGTGTAGAAAAAATCAAAAAAATCTACGCTAAACCACCTGCACAATAATATTTTCAGTGTAAAAAGTACTTATCTCAGAGAGATATTCATAAAATACCCATTTTTTAGGGTATTTTCCAAGCAAAACGTCTTGGTTGTGTAAATATAGATGTAAACCATCTTGGTAAGCCTGTAATTTTTTAAGGAGAATGATATGAGCGAACACAAGGAATCTTTAGTAAAGGTCCTCGAGTATATCGTTAATGATGAACAAGATAAAGCGGCAGATCTACTTCACAATGTGTTTGTAGAGAAAGCTAAGAATCACTGGGCATCACTACAAGAAAATGATGAGATTGTAGAAGACGAGATTGCCGAAGAAGACCTAGACGAAACTATCGATCTTGACGAAGCTGACGATGATTCTGAGGACGACGAAGTAGAAGAAGCAATTGATGCCTCTGATGCTGAAGAAGATTTCTTAGATGACATTGAATCAGCTGAAGAAGAGATTGACCAAGAAGAAATCATGGACGATGATGACATGGAAGACGGAGATGCAGAAATGGATCTCGCAATGGACATGGAACCAGAAGCAGACGCAGAAGAAGGTGATGCACCTGACGTTGAAGAAGCAATGGATGACGTGGAAGAAGCTATTGCTGAGCTAAGAGCCGCATTTGCAGAAATGCAAGGTGAAGAGCCTGCTGAAGACCCAGAAATGGAACCAGAAATGGAAGAATCAGTAGAAGAAACAGAAACAGAAGCAGTTGAAGAAACTGACGAAGTGGAAGCAGTAGAAGAAGGCGCTACAATGAGTGCAGTTAATGTATCACACAGTGACACAGCTGACAAAGCCTCACCAGTAGCATCACAAGCCAAAGCACCTAACGATGCAAAGGCACATTCAGCACCAGGTGGTGACGAGAAGGGTAGACCTGCTCCAGCCGCTAAAGACATGGGTGTTGATGGTCCACAAGAAGCTGGTTCACCGAGCCCTGCCCCAAAGGCAAAGGACGAAGATGTCAAGTCTGAAAGTCCAATGAAAGGCGTAAAGTAATATGACAACCTCGCTAAAAGAACACTTAACATATAGTCAAGCTAATATCACTACAGAGTCAGTAGACGAAGCTAGTGGTAAAAGCCTCTACATGAAAGGTATTTTTATTGAAGGCGATGTTAGAAACCAGAATAACCGTATCTACACCAAAGAAGAAATTCATAATGCTGTAAAAGCCATTAATGAAAAAATTAAAGGTGGGTATAGTGTATTAGGCGAAGCTGATCACCCAGATGACCTAAATATCAATTTGGATCGTGTAAGTCACATGATCACTGAAATGGATACAGATGGTGCAAATGGGATCGGTAAGCTAAAAATCTTACCAACTCCAATGGGTAATATTTGTAAAACTTTATTGGAAAGTGGTGTAAAATTAGGCGTGTCAAGCCGAGGCAGTGGCAATGTTAACGATAACGGCATAGTAAAAGATTTTGAAATCATTACAGTCGATATTGTTGCAAATCCAAGTGCTCCTGATGCCTACCCTGATCCAATCTATGAAAGAATTATGAATCATAGACGGGGTAATGTGTTAATGGATGTCGCTGATGCAACTAGACACGACAAAGAAGCACAACGTTATCTCCAGGAAGAGGTGACAAACTTTATTAAAAACCTGAGATATAGGAGAGATTAATATGGCTCATGCAATGGATGAACTATTAAACTCAAGTACGCTCTCCGAAGAGGTTAGATCTTCGATTTCTGAGGCTTGGGACACACAGTTAAGTGAAGCACGTGATACAATCACAGCAGAACTTAGAGAAGAATTTGCACAGCGTTATGAAAATGACAAAGAGCAAATGGTCGAAGCAATGGATAAGATGATCGGTGACGTTATTGGAAAAGAACTCGAAGAGTTCAAGCAAGATAAGGCACAGGTCGCAGAAGATCGTGTAGCTTATCGCAAGCATATGAAAGAACATGCAGGTGTTCTTGATAAGTTTGTGATGGAAACACTTGCGAAGGAAATACAAGAACTTCGTAATGATCGGAATGCTCAAGACGCAAACATGACCAAGTTGGAAGGTTTCGTCATGGAGCAACTAACCAAAGAGCTCAATGAGTTTCATGAAGACAAACGCTCACTAGTTGAAGCAAAAGTCAAAATGATCAAAGAAGGCAAAGAGGTTATTAATCAAACTAAGGCAGACTTTATTAAAACAGCCGCTAAGAAAGTAGAAGGAATTATGGAAAATACTATCCGTAATGAACTGCATACTTTACGTGAAGATATCCAAACAGCCAAAGAAAATAACTTTGGACGTAAGATATTCGAAACATATGCCGCTGAGTTTATGTCAAGCTATCTAAACGAAGGAACAGAAGTTGCTAAGTTGAACAAGATAGTGGAAGGTCTACAAAGTGAGATTGAAAACAAAGACAAGGCCATTGCTGAAAAGGAAGTGGAAATAGCAGAAAGTGCCAAAGAGGCAAGAATTGCTAAAGACACAGCAGATAGAAAAGCAATTATGCAAGAAATGATGCAACCTTTAAGCAAAGATCACAAAGAAATTATGGGTGCATTGCTTGAAAGTGTAAAAACAGACAAGCTACAGAATGCATTCAACAAGTATCTACCTTCAGTATTGAAGGAAGACGCTAAAAAACCAGAAAAGAAGGTACTTAGTGAATCTTCAACAGAAGTCACTGGAAACAAGCAAGAAGCTACAGCATCAGCTGACAGCAAGACAGCTGATATTGTTTACCTTCAAAAATTAGCCGGTATAAGTTAAGGAGACCGAAAATGGCAGACAATTTAATGGAAAATTGGAGCGAAACTAAAACCGCTCTTACTGACGGTCTTACTGGAACGAAAAAACAAGTAATGGAATCAGTTCTTGAAAACACAAAGACATACCTCTCAGAGGCCGCGTCTGGTGGTGCAACTCAAGCTGGCAACATTGCTACCCTTAACAAGGTAATTCTTCCAGTGATTAGACGTGTCATGCCAACAGTTATCGCTAACGAAATCGTTGGTGTACAGCCTATGACAGGCCCTGTTGGACAAATTCACACTCTTAGAGTGCGTTATGCAGAAACTTTTGATTCAGCTGTAGCTGGTGATGAGGCATTAAGCCCATTCCAAATTGCAACTGGGTATTCAGGTAATGCAACAACTAATAGAGCAGATGCTACATCAGTACTTGAAGGTACAGGTGGTAAGAAAATGTCAATCCAAGTATTGAAGCAAACAGTCGAAGCAAAAACCAGAAAGCTATCAGCTCGCTGGACTTTTGAAGCGGCTCAAGATGCACAGTCAATGCATGGCTTGGACGTTGAAGCAGAAATCATGCAGGCACTAGCCCAAGAGATCACTGCTGAAATCGATCAAGAGATCATTGCTAGCTTAACATCACTTGCTGGTGCGGCGGCTGATACATACGCACAAGGTAACGTATCAGGTACTGCAACATTCGTAGGTGACGAGCATGCCGCTCTTGCAGTTCTTATCAACAAGAACGCAAACACTATCGCCGCAAGAACAAGACGTGGCGCTGGTAACTGGGCAGTAGTTAGCCCAACAGTACTAACAGTACTGCAAAGTGCTACAACTTCAGCTTTCGCAAGAAGCACAGAAGGCGCTTTTGAAGCACCAACAAATACAAAATTTGTAGGTACTTTAAATGGCACAATGAGAATTTATGTAAACCAGTATGCCGCAAATGATGACGTACTTGTAGGTTACAAAGGTGCAACAGAAACAGACGCCGCGGCGTTCTATTGCCCATACATTCCGTTGATGTCAAGCGGTACAGTACTTGACCCACAAACATTTGAGCCAGTAGTTAGCTTTATGACCAGATATGGTTATGTAGAGCTTTCAAACCAGGCTAGCTCACTTGGTAACGCGGCTGATTACCTCAGCAAAATCGCAGTTACAACTGGTCAACTTGCATTTACCTAATAGGTATTTTCAAAGAAACGAAACAGGGCCTTTATGGCCCTGTTTTTGTTTGTAGATTTCTAATAAATATGTTTAATAGGAGACAGGTAGATGGCAACGAAATTTAAACAAAATATGGAAGTCACTGGTCGTGTAACAGCAGTTCAATTTGAAGGTGATGGTAGTCTGCTTACAGGTATAAGTGGGGGTAACTTTGCTGGAGATATTACTGAAGTTGTTGCAGGCACAGGTTTAACTGGAGGCGGAACACAAGGATCAGTAACTTTAAATGTTGATGTAGGTACAGGTGCAAACGATATTGTACAATTAGATGGTAGTGGTAGATTACCAGCAATAGATGGTTCACAACTTATTAACCTTCCGGGTGGTGGAGGTGGAGGTAGTTCACTAAACATTCAAGATGAAGGAACTGGATTGACCACAGCCGCAACAACACTAAACTTTGTTGGCGCAGGTGTTACAGCAAGTGGTACTGGCGCTACTAAAACAATTACAATTAACGGTGGAAGCGGATACGGAGACACTGACGTAGATACACATCTAAATCAAAGTAATCCTACTGCTGGTTATGTTTTGACTTGGAATGGAAGCGACTATGCATGGACTGCCAACGGAACAGGTTCTGGTATTGGAGACATAGTAGATGATACATCACCACAACTAGGTGGACCTTTAGAACTTAACGGACATGATCTAATTACTGGACAAAATAGAATTACATTTGCCCCATCAGGTGGTTCTGCTGTAAGTTATATGGACTTTACTAATGTACAATTTGGACAAAACAACAATACAGTATTAAGCAGTGTAAAAAGCATCAACTTCTTCTTAGATAGTAATGGCGGTGATGCCGGACAAGCATTTAGAATCTTCAACAATGTTGACCCAGATAACTTGGGTTCGACTCAGGCATCAGATGCTGTATTCCAGGTAGAAGAAGATGGTGATGTTATTATCAAAGGCACACTAACTAGCACACAAGCAGGCGCTCCTATTATAACAAGTGCAAGTTCATTAACACTTCAGGCAACAGATAGAACTGTTATAGCTAACACTCCTATTAAGCTAGCCAGTTTTACAACAACCAACAGAGATTTGTTGTCAGCCGCAGATGGTGATATGATTTATAATAGCACAACAAACAAATTCCAAGGCTTTGCAAATGGCACTTGGGTAGATTTACATTAAGGATAGACAATGGCAGAATTTCATTATCAGTTAGGTACATTTACAAAAGAACAGTATGACGCACTAGATGTTAGTTTGCGTGATCCTGATGATCCAACATATGTTGCCAGAGAAGTAGAACAAACTGATGACATATTACACAGTGAAACAAGAGGTGTATTTTGGTTAAGTGAAGAAGAAGCGGCAGAATTAGAAAAAGATCCACAAATTAAATTTATTCACAAAGATCCTGATAGAAATCCAGACGAGTATCCTCAACCTCCTGAAGATGAATTGAGTTGGGCAATTACAGACACATATAGATACAATGAACCAGTAAAGCATCATCCTAGATATACTTCAACTGCTGACTTTCCGTCAAGTCCAACAACTGCTGATTTGCGTAGATGTGGTTATCAACTGTTAAGAACAACAAGAGAAAACGGTCCAAAAACAAAAAGTGATATTTGGGCAAGCGAATCTACAGTAGCAAGTGCTAATATTAAAAAATATGGTACAGGCAAAGATGTTGATATTGTTTGTATGGACAACGGTACATGGATTGGACACATTGAATTTATAAACAATAGACCAGCCAGCGAATCACCTACTGATTATATAGGCGGTAATGTTTTACCAGGCGATGGCATCTGTGATGTATTATCTCTTGTACATGATGCACCTTACTATATTGATCCAGATTGGTTCAATGCCGCACCTGGTAGTAGATTAGAAACTAGATGGGATGGTACTACAGTGCCAACCGAGCAAGCCGCTAGAGATTGGTGGGGTAGCGTAAGCAATAGAAGTGTTGGATTCCAAAGTTTTGGAACAGTGGCAATTCCAACAAGTTACACAAGACTTAGAGCACATGGTGACTACAATACCAATCCATACAGTGGCACACACGGTTCACAATGTGGTAGTCAAATTTATGGCAGAACACACGGCTGGGCATACAATGCCAATAAATGGATGATTGATGGTTACAGTGGATACGGATTAGGATTAACACTTGTTTGGGACGTTCAAAAAATATTCCATCAAGCAAAGCCTGTCAATCCAAAATATGGAACAAAAGATCCAACTATGAGTTCTAACAGTTGGGGTTATAGAGCAGTACCAACTAGTAGTGCTTATGCATTTCACAGAACTGGAGCCGCAATACAGTATACCAGTGATAGCAATAAACCAAGATTTATGCGTTACGTTGGAGATGTTGGAGACTACAGTAGAATGAAAAGTGAATTTAGAGATAGCAGTATTGTTACCAGTGCAAAAGAAATGGTAGATGCTGGTGTAATCACAGTAGTTGCCGCAGGTAATAGTACTCAAAAACAAACAAAATGGGATCATCCAGACTATGATAACTATTGGCATACTAGTAGCTCAGGACATTTTGGAGATAGTATCAACGTTCAACAGTTTGGGTATAATGTTATGCCAACAACCAACAGACCAGGTTTTCCACAACATGCTGGAGCAGACTGGGGAGATCCACAAACATATAACATCACAGTTACCGCTAGTGGATCAAGTGCTTATGTATTAAGTGGCACAGATAGAAACGGAGTAGTAAGCGGAAACAATGCAACTGTAACAATAAACAGAGGTGATACAGTAATTTTCAATGTTAATGCTTCAGGACATCCTTTTATATTAAAAACATCACAAACTACAGGTACAGGTGATCAAGTGCAATATCCATTAGCACCTGGACAAACTGTGCAAACAGGTACTCTAACTTGGAGTCCCAATCAACGTACTCCTTCAACTACAAGTGGTGACGGAACTTTTTATTACGTTTGTCAATATCATAGTGGAATGCAAGGGACTGTGATTGTACAGCCAGGCAACAGAACCAATCCAACAATAAATGTTGGCGCATTAGATGATCAATATGCTAGTGGTAACAAAGAACGTAAAGTTAATTACAGTGATATGGGCAATGCAATTGATTTATTTTCACCTGCTGATGGTAGTTTAGCCGCATATATTGGTTCTAACAGTGCAGGCGTGCCTAGATATGATAATACATATCTAAGTAAGTCGGGTAATACTAGTTGGAGTGATGGTAGTTCAGGTTCTCCTCTTACTAGTAGAGATGTGAGATTTAGTGGAACCAGTAGTGCATGTCCTATTGCTTGCGGATTAATTGCAACAATACTAGAATTCAATAGAAATTGGACAGAAGCAGATATCAAAACATGGCTTGCAACACTACAAAATCAAGACACTACAAATGATTTTTATGATATTGCTGAAGAAACCACAGCAGACGGAACTGGACATGCAGACTTAAATGCTTTACAAGGAGCAACTGCTAGAGTCATATATCAAGGCGGCACATACAGTCATTCGACAAAAGAAATTACTGCTAAAGATGTTGATTTTGGCAATGGAGTAAATATTACCGGTTCCTTTGGAATGACAAGAGATTGACAAATCTAAGAAGTGTGCTAGTATATAAACATGACTAATCTAAAACAGCTTACATGGGAAGAACACAAGAATGCTGAGCGACAAGCCTTTGTTAAGGAATTGATGGGCGGGATCAGCAAAGCCAGATATGCTGACTTTTTACATGCATTACACCCACAATATCATTTGTTAGAAAGTTTCGCAAAACTACACAATCTATTAGATGTAGAGATTGCCCCAAACATTTATGCAGACTTTCATGAATTGTATGAACAACTGGAAGATTTTACTCCTACAGAATATCCTGTAGTAAAAGAATACATGGATCATATTATGACTATTAAAGATGATCCACACAAACTTATGGCACACATATATGTACGTCACATGGGAGATTTAAGTGGCGGACAAATGATTGCAAAACGTGTTCCTGGTAGTACTAAGTTCTATCAATTTGACGAAGATGTTGATGTACTAAAAGACAAAATTCGCTTAAGATTAGACGATAGTATGGCTGAAGAAGCTAAAATATGTTTTAACTTTGCCACAGAGCTTTTTAAACAAATGACGGTCTCAAACAACTAAATATATAAAACAGTTGTGAGAGACATGTATGGCATTAAATTTAGATCATCAACGAGATAGAATTACCACACAAAGTGGTACATTGAACATCAATACAAACGGTAGTATCAAAATACCAGTTGGTACTACTGCTCAACGACCTCAAGGCACAAATGCCGCAACAGGTCAAATACGTTTTAATTCACAACTCAATAGATTCGAAGGCTACACAGGAGCCGCATGGACACAACTCGGCGGCATAATTGATGCAGACCAAGATACTTTTATTGAAGTTGATAATCCGCTTGATAACGATACCATTAAATTTTTCACAGCAGGCACTGAACGTGTAAGCATTGATCAAACAGGTAAATTTACTGTTGAAGGTGATGCTGAAATCAAAGGCAATATTAGTATTGGTGGTAATATTACTATTGGTGATGCAGACACAGACAACATCAATATCAATGCAGAAATTAATAACAGTCTAATACCAAACATAGACAATAATTTTAGCATAGGTAGTACTCTTAAAAAATGGAAAAATATTTTTATAGGTGGTACATTAGATGCTAGTAGTAGTACTGAATCTATAATACTACCACAAGGCACAGATGCAGAAAGACCAGGTACTGCACAAACTGGTATGTTGCGTTTCAGCACAACCAATAACAAAGCAGAAGTTTACGATGGTTCAGCTTGGGTAGAAGTAGGTACAACTCCTCCTGTAACTGAAGCATTTAAAAATATTGCTGTAAATGGTCAAAATACTATTATTGCAGATGTAGCCGAAGATACACTTACATTTGTAGCTGGTAGCGGTGTTACTCT